TGACACTAATCATTTCCAAATCGGTGAATATGTACATCAATTTACTGGTTTAGTAGATGATGGTGGTACAAATATTAATATAATTGCAAAAGTTGCCGGATATGAAATGGTTTCTGCAGACCAATATACTGTATTACTTGTATCTCCACATCAATCAACAAACGGAGATGGAACCTTCATGCAACCAGCGGTACATGCGACACGTTTACTTGTTGGTCAAACAACTGGTAGCTCAAGAGAAATTACTGTGGACTTAACGGGAACTACGAAGACTGAATATAACAGAGATCCATATGCTGATAATGATGAGTTTGAATTTTATGGTGATGATGTTATAGACTTCACTGAAACCAATCCGTTTGGAGACCCATAATGTTTGAGAATCATTGGTACAATCAGTCAACCCGTAGGATGGTGTCTGTATTTGGCTCTATGTTTAATGACTTAGAAGTTCATAAAACAAATGCTGCAGGAAAAGTACTACAAAAAATTAAAGTTCCTTTAGCTTATGCTCCACGTCAAAAAGTATTAGCGAGAATGGCGGAACAAACAAGTGATCCTAAGCTTGCTATGACATTACCTAGATTGTCGTTTGAAATTACTTCAATGGAATATGATTCTAATGCACGTGTATCTAAACATAAGAATTATAGAAAAGTTGTTGTAGGTGATACACTTCAGTTAAATAAATTAGGAGCTCCAGCCGTATATAAGGTTGGATTTGAATTAAATATTCTTGCTTCAACACAAGATGAAGCTCTGCAACTATTAGAGCAGATACTTCCAATGTTTCAGCCAGAATATACAGTAACAATAAAAGATATTCCTACAATGGATATTACAACAGATACTCCGATAGTTTTAGAGAGTATCGCTCTAAATGATGATTATGAGGGTGATTTAGTTACGAGAAGAGCTATTATATATACATTAGATTTTTCAACTCGTATTCGTTATTATAGAGGTATTGGTAAGAGTAAACAAATTCTTGAAACCGAAGTGGACTATTCAGAGAATGTTGATCCTACTACTCATAAATTTGAGAGACAGGCGATAGACGGTACAACTACAAGCGATGGTGCTGGTGGATTTAAAGAACCGTATACCGAAACGATTAACTTTTTTGACACCGACGTATAAAGGAGAATACAATGGCTTACCAATTTAAAGCAGAATTAATTAAAGTCGTTGATGGAGATACCATCGATGCAGATATAGATTTAGGATTTGATATATTCATGAGAGATAGAATTAGATTAATGGGTATAGATACTCCTGAGAGTAGAACAAGAAACCTAGCAGAAAAGTCATGGGGAATGGCAGCAAAGCATAGGTTGATAGAATTATTAGCAGAAGCTGATGGAAAATTTACTTTGCATACAGAAGAAATGGCTAAAGGTAAATTTGGTAGAGTATTAGGGACAATAGTGATTAACGGTAGAGATGCTAATCAAGTCCTTATTGAAGAAAATTTAGCTATACCTTATGAGGGCGGTAATAAAGATGAGAGCCGTACAAAGTTTGGTGTAATGGAATTATGGAATACACATTATGAGAACCCACAAGAACACGATGACGACCATGAACATGGCGACGAGCCAGAAGGAATTGACTGGCACGCACACAAATAAAGTTGACCAAGATTACGAAGACGTAAGAAAACAACTTTTTGATTTAGCGGGGCAAGGCGACGAAGCGATTGAGCTTATGTTAGAACTTGCCCGCGAGTCAGAGCATCCGAGAGCCTTTGAAGTACTAGGTCAATTAATCAAAAACAATGCCGAAATCGGGGAGAAAATTCTTAAACTTCATAAAAGTAAAAAAGAAGTTGATAAAGAAGACCTACCAGCTCTTTCCAGAGACCCAACAAACAATAATGTATTCATTGGCTCAACAGCTGAGCTACAAAAAATGTTACGTGATGAAGTAGTAATCGAACAGGAACCAGATGGGTAGAGAAAGTATGTACCTTGGCAACCCTAATGTTAGGGGAGCTGATGTAGAACATGAATGGACTAAAGATGAATTGGTCGAGTATAAAAAATGCTTGGATGACCCTCATTATTTTACTAAAGAGTATTGTAAAATAATACATCTTGATAAAGGATTAATACCATTTGAATTATATCCATATCAAGAAGATATGTTTAAATCATTTGATGAAAATAGATTTAATATTGTTCTTGCATGTCGTCAAAGTGGTAAATCAATTGCTGCTGTAGCTTTTCTATTATGGTATACGATTTTTAAAGGTGAACAAGTTGTAGGTATTCTAGCCAATAAAGAAGCTATTGCAAGGGAAATGCTTGGTCGTGTTACACTTATGTTAGAACATCTACCATTCTTTCTTCAACCAGGATGTAAAGCTCTTAATAAAAAGTCTATTGAATTTTCTAACAACTCAAGAATTGTAGCGGCGGCTACATCATCAAGTTCGGTTCGTGGTATGTCACTTAACTTAGTGTACCTCGATGAGTTTGCATTTGTAGATAATGCCACTCAATTTTATACTTCAACCTATCCAGTAATATCATCTGGTAAAACATCTAAGATTATTATTACATCTACCGCAAACGGTATTGGTAATATATTCCATAAATTATATGAAGGAGCGGTACAAGGTACAAATGAATTTGCAGCAATGCGAGTTGATTGGTGGGATGTACCAGGAAGAGATGATAAATGGAAACAAATGACGATTGAAAATACATCTGAGCTTCAGTTTGACCAAGAATTTGGCAATTCATTCCATGGTACAGGTAATACATTAATAACTGCTGATATATTATTAGCGTTAAGAGCTACAAATCCTACAGAACAGCTGAATAATGTAAAAATCTTTGACCAACCAGAAGAAGGCCATGTATATCAGATGTTTGTTGACGTATCTAGAGGAAGAGGTCAAGACTATTCCACATTTACTGTTGTAGATGTTAGTGTAAACCCATTTGTACAAGTATGCACATATAGAGATAACATGATTAGTCCATTATTATTTCCTGATATGTTATATAAGTATGCTTCACATTATAACGAAGCTTATGTTGTGGTTGAATCAAATGATGCAGGACAAGTGGTATGTAATGGTTTATATTATGACCTAGAATATGAGAACGTATTTGTAGAGTCTATGATTAAAGCTAATGCTATTGGTGTAAATATGACTGCTAAAATTAAAAGAATTGGCTGTTCTAACATAAGAGACATCATGCAACAAAGGAAATTGGTGATAAAGGATGAAGAAACTATAAGAGAAATGAGTACATTTGTAGCAAAAGGTTCATCATATCAAGCAGACCATAACGCATTTGACGACCTTATGATGAATTTAGTACTGTTTGGATGGTTTACATCTACTCAATTCTTTGCAGAATCAACAGATGTGGACATGAAACATATGTTATATAAAGAAAAAGTTAAACAATTAGAGGATGAAGTCATCCCTGTTGGTAATATGCCAGAGCAGGAACAGAACGTTCATCCGTTTGGACCTGGCTGGGAAACCTATAGATTTAAATAAGTATAAATAAGTATATTGAGAAAATTCGCATTATGATAAATCTTATAATTAGCATGACAAGGAGGCCTTAATGGCAAATCTAACTTCGCCTGGAGTACAGGTAAAAGAAATCGATTTGACAAATGTCGTACCCGCTGTATCATCTACAATTGGCGCCATGGCTGGAGCATTCCAGTGGGGCCCTGTAAATGAAATATGTACCGTTACAAGCGAGTCGGAATTAGTCGAAAAGTTTGGAAAGCCCAATGCAGACACATTCGAAAGTGTCCTAACGGCAGCCCAATTCCTAAGCTATGGTAATAACTTAAAGGTTGTTAGAGCAACAGGATCATCAGCACTCAACGCTACGGCGTCGGGAACTGGTATATTAACACAAAATGCAGACGTATTTAGCACTCAAACGCCTGCAGCAGGAGATTGGGTACAAGCCCGATTCCCTGGAGTAACAGGTAATTCAGTTGGAGTATCAGTTGCATTAGCTACTCAAACTATGACAGCGTGGCAAACAGGCCTCGTTGAAAGTGCACCTGGCACATCAGCCGGAGCAGCAGCGGTAGGCGGCTCAAATGATGAAATTCACTTATTTGTCTATGACGTATTCGGTACAATTACAGGAACGGTTGGTACTGTTCTTGAATATTGGACTTATCTAAGTCAAGGAAGTGATGTAAAAGGTTCGGATGGTACATCTATATACTATAAAGATCATATCAATGCGAACTCTAAATGGATCTTTGTCGGAAATCACGCAGCAGCATTAACAGATGCTGGAGATTCAGCTACAAGTGAAGCATTCACAACAGTAGCTAACTTCTTCGTTGCCTTAACTGGTGGCGCTGATGATAATTCGCTGACTGTAGGTGAAACTACAACAGCTTATGATTATTTTTCCGATGCAGAGACTATTGATGCTAACTTAATATTTCAAGCTAACTCTTCATTGAGTGCAGCTGATAATATTACGTTAAGTAATTATATAACTGCACAATGTGCAGCAAGAAAAGATGCGGTAGGCTTTGTCTCACCAGAGAGAGCGGCAACTGCAAATGCAGCAGCACCGGCTACGGACGTAGCTACATGGAGAACTGCAACAACCTCAACGTCTTATGGCTTTGCGGATTCTGGTTCTCTATATGTGTATGACAAGTACAATGATGTATATCGTTGGATTTGTGCGGCAGGTTCCACAGCAGGACTAACAGCTAACGCTGATTTAGTTG